GAAGCCTATGTAGATGGTAAAGCACCCGCTAAGAAAAAACCGGCTGCTAAAAAAACTGTAAAGAAAACAACTAAAAAATAATGGGCACATTAACGGGCGCTAATTTAATATCCAGAATTCAGGACACCCTGCAAGATACAACTGGCGTTCGATGGACTGAAGCTGAATTGCTTCGGTACATAAATGATGCACAAAGAGAGGTAGTTAACTTTAAACCCGCTGCGGCTGCAGACCATTCAAATGTGCAATTGGCTACTGGGACAGAACAGTCTATTCCAGATGTTGCAATGTGTTTAATAAAAGTAGTTAGAAATATGAGTGCTACTGGTAGTAGCGCAACAGGTAAAAAAGCTATTAGGTTAGTAGATGAAGATATTTTAAATTCTATAGAACCCAATTGGCATGATCCCACTGTTACAGGAGATGCTGCGCATGGCTCTGTTATTAAACACTACATTTATGATCCAGATGATCCAAGAAGGTTTTATGTATATCCAGGTGTCAAATCTGGATCAAACGCTTATGTTGAATTAGTAACAGCTAGAAACCCTACAGATTTAAGTTCTACAAGTAGTACTATTTATATAGACGATGTTTATGGTAACGCCCTTGTAGACTATGTGTTGTATAGGTGTTATATGAAAGACGCAGAATTTGCAGGTAACGCACAAAGGGCTGGATCTCATTATCAATTATTTATGGCGAGTGTTTCAGGAGGGGGACAATCAAAAGTATTGCTTGATCCTAATTCTGATAAACCGGGCATGAGAACAGCGCCCCCACCGCCTCCTCCTGGAGTTCAATAATGGCATCATTTGATTCTTTAGTAAAAGACATACTTCCATACGTACCCAATTGCCCAGATTCTTTAATTGAATCTACTTTGCGCTCCGCTTGTATAGAATTTGCAGAAAGATCTAAAGCTTACGTATATGACTTAGATCCAATTACAAGTATTAGTGGCGTATATGAGTATGAGTTCGACCAACCAAGCGGCACAGATGTACATGCAATTTTATGGATGACATATGATGGCGATGATTTAGACCCAATTAGCCCTAGAAGTTTAGAGTTAAACTATTCTGATTGGAGAAACAAAACTTCAGTACCACAAGTTTATTTACAAAAAAACCCAAGTACGTTTTGGGTAATACCGGTTCCTGGTAGCGCCGTTACCAACGGCATTCAATTATCTGTTGCTTTAAAACCGAGTAGGACTACAAGTAATATAGACACTACTTTTTCAAACAGTTACAGAGACGGAATTGTGTATGGCACTTTATATAGGCTTATGCGTATTCCTGCAAAAGATTGGACTGATCCAGCAGCAGCAGCTGATTATTTAGGATTGTTTAATCAAGAAATTGTACAAGCTGAACTAAAAGCAAGGGGCGGAGATTTAGGTGTTAAAAGAACTGTTAAATACAGAGGCGCCGGTTTAAGCCCACGTAAAAGGTATAAGAAGTATGGTTCAGAGATTGACTATTGATGGGCTTTCAATTGAGACAATTCCTCTTTCTGAGGTACGTTGTGCTTTTGAAAAAATACAACCAGATTTAGATCAAGTTAGAAAAAAGTGTCAAGCTGACTGGATAACACCCGACGTCTATTTATCTTTACAAGAAGAGCTGTCTACTTTGTACATGTTGTATGAAGAAGATACATATATTGGGTTTATAATCGTTAATACGCTAAGAAGTATTAGTGGCGAGGACACACTGTTTGTCTGGGCAAGTTACCAGAAACCAGAGTATAATTATGTAAAAGCTATGTTTAAGTTTTTAGAAAAAATAGCGGAAGATATGAAAGCAGTAGCTATTGAATTTGAAAGCAATAGAAAAGGGTGGGAAAAAATAGCACCCCTGCATGATTTTAATTTGGTAACACAAACATATAGAAAAGAGTTATAACAATGGGATTTTTAAAAGGCAAAAAAGTAAAACGTAAAAACTTTACCAAACAAACTGAAAACGAAAAAGCTGGTTTGGATATTTTGCAAAGAGGACAAACTAGGCAAGACGTTCTTTTTGATCCTTTGCGTACTGAGTATGCTCAAACAGAAGCTGTAGAACGAAAAGATCAATCTGTTGGAGTTGCCGGTGCGGATTATTATCAATCACAGGAAAGGCCCTCCATAGGAACAGTACAAGCGGTTGATACAGCAGCCGGAAATGCAGTAGATGCAACAAGCGCATTGATTAAAGGGATAGCAAAAGGTCAAACTGCGGAAACTAAAAAAGATCTAGAAGTAGTAAAAGGTAATGAAGCCGTAGGCAATATGCTTGCACAAAACACTGTAAAAGGTGGAGTACAAGCCGCAGGAGCAGAAACTGCGTATCAAGTATCAGAAGCTGACCGACAGTTAGCCAAAACAAATGCAATGCGGGGCGTATTCGCTTCAGCAGCTAATCAACTGGCTGCTAATGTTGGGGATACGGGTGACCCATTTAAGAAAAGCTATCAAGGATTTGATGCTACAGGTCAATTTGGAGAAGGAACTACGGGCTTGTTTGGTTTTGGTAAAACACCTGTAATTGCTTATGCTCCTAGAGACGAGTCTAAATCAACTAGCAAGGGTAGGGTATAAGCTAATGGCAGAAGATTATTTACAAAAATTTGCGTCTCCTGGGTTTTACAAGCCAACCGCACTTGGTACGCCTACTTCTGGTAACAGAAGAGTTAGTGGTAGTACGTATAGTGACGATGTAGACTTTCAAGCACAAAAAGCGGCAATAGATTCTTACGAAAAAAATGTAGAGGAATACAACCCACAAACCGAAAGAATTTTAACCACTGCAATAGACACAGTAGATGAAAGCGAAGATATGGCGGTTAGTGCAAACGAAAGAGCCTTAGCGCAAGCTGAAAGAGACAGGGGTAGATATGGAGTGCAATTTAATGCGGCTCAAGCTGGAGAAGAATCTAGACTTGCAAACTTTGCGGGACAAAGAAACATATCAAACGCTAGAAACATGGCGATGCGTTCTGATGAAATGCTTAATGATATAAGGCTACAGATAGGTAACACTCTTGGGGCACAGAACTTATCAAATGTGTTGGGTGGGCTCTTACAATATGGGCAGGCTTCTGTTAACAAAAAAAATGCTTATCAAAAAAGTAGAAACGCCGCTAAAAAATCTCAATATGGGTTTTTAGGTAACTTGGGTTCTAGTTTAGCAAAATTAATATAAAAGATTATGGCATCATTATTTGACTTAGTAGGAAATTACAATCGCGCTAGAGATGCATCGATGAAGAGGCAGATTGATGGCGCAACATTTAATCAAGGCGTTGTTAAACAACAAGGCGCAGATTTTACAAAATTCATTAAAAGTGCTAATTCTGATTTAGAAGCAGACGCTTTAAATATTAATAATATTATTGACCAGGGCGGAAACATTGCAGATTTAGAAAATAAACCCGCGGGATTTGAAAGCAATGAACAATTTAAAACTTGGTATCAAGGCACTGGTCCTGGTACAGGTTTTGCTAACAAGAAGTATTCTGGCCTTGGGGACACTAATTTAAGTGATTATGTAGCTATGTATGGGCACAAAGGCACCTTTCGTAAACTTAATGAAATGGGTTTTGGCTCAGCTTTATTGGGCCCAAACAAACAGTTTGACCCCGAAAATTCTACAATTAGAGAAAATGCTGAAACTGGAGAAATGGAGATAGTTCCATACGTTCGCACTAATAGTCAAGCTAGAAAACAATCTTATTCTTCTCCTATGACTGTAGGTGGAAAAGACATTAGAGATATTATTACTGAGTTTGGCCCTGAAGCAGCAGAACAATCTATAGTTGGTTTAAGTTTGGGCGACCTTAATACTGTATTTCAAGAATATGCGAAAGATGTTGAAATTGGAGGTGGTGGAAATCCCGCTGTATCTAATTTAGCGCCTATGACTCAAATTCCTTGGGGTAGTTCTGATAGGGTAGACATTGAACAAAAGATAGAACAAAGAGTAAACGAAAATGAAAAACGCGTTGGGGGCCAACCTGTAGCAGATGCAATGAATACTGCAACAGAATTTACACAGGGAGGACAACAGACGAGCACTACACCGGCACCGACTCCTGCACCGACTTCTGCACCAGCTTCAGTAACTGAAACAGCTAAGGATTTTCCAGTAGTCGATCCTTCTAAGTATGCAGGCGTTTTGACTACTATGTACAATGCACAAAGACAAGAATTAGGTACAGATTTTTACATGGGTCCAGGCGATGCAGAAGCTCTTTATAACCAATTAACAAATACTACAGGCATTTCTAAAAATGTTAGAGATAAAACAATAGAAAATTATAAGACAATAGCAAACAGAAATCTTAAAGCTAAAGTAAATGATCAAATTTTAAATTATTTTGGTGGGAAAATGACAGCGCGGGGTACTACCTTAGGGGGCGGAGTGCCTGTAACTGCAGCGGGGCGATTAGCGGATGCAAAAAGCAATACAGAAAATCCAATTAGTGATGAAAATTATGCAGTTTTAGAAAAAAAGGCTAATTGGTACAAAGCTAATGAGGATAAATTAATAGACAAACTAAAGGGCAACCCCGAACTTTATAATGAGTTCGTACAAAACCCAGATGCTTTTGTTACTAAGTATGTAGATGATAAAAACTTTTTTGCTTCTCCTGTTCAATCGGCAGACCGAAAAGTAATTAGTAGCGCAGCACAAAACACTGGCCTTAATGTAAATACTAAAGCAGTGGTTAACGCAGTTGAAACGGGAGATAATCAAACAGCTACAAAATTACTGCTTGATTCTGTTCAAGGGAAAAATCATTCAGCAGAAGATGATGAAGCAATAGCAGGCGTAATAACAAAATACAACGGTAACTTTGCTGAATTAGATAAAGCAAGGAGAGTCACTTTAGCTGCAGAACTTTTAGCGGGTATGCCAGACTCACAACGAGATGGAAATTTTGCAAAATCTATGATTAACATGATTGAAACGGGGGACATGACTATGACAACCCCTCAAGCTGCAGCGGCTCAAGCTGCAGACAGAAGTGATCAAATTTCTAAACTAAACCTTTTAAGAAACCTATCTAAAGATGCAGCAGAGTATGCTAAACCCGGAGATGTTACAAAACAGGTTTTAAACATCCGTGAAGAAATACTCGGCATAAACACAGACGATCCTTTAGTTCTTAGTTCAGGAAATCTTGGAGATCTTGCTACTATGGTAACAACTTTAGTGCAGGCGGCTGAAGGGCAAACACAAAGCCCTCAAGAAATGAAGGCGGCTCTTGGGTTAGGATTAACCGTTTTAGATAAATACTATGAAATAGAAGCTGAACCTACCTGGTGGCAAGAACTTATGACATTAGGATTTGCTGAAGGACCAGAATCTGGGGGTTTTAACTTTACACCTAATTTTAGAGCTTATGACGTAGATGGAAACGTTACTACAGATCCCGTTGCAATTGTTAGTTTTGGGACCTCCTCTAATAATACAGTAAGTGCTAATAAAATAAAAAAAGACCTACGGGCTATTGGAATGGACATGTTCTATAAAGCTATGGAAAACGCAATTGCGGAAAATGGGTAGGTAGCGTGTGTCAGTTTCTGCTAATTTCCTTAACAATTTAAAAACCAACGAAGGCTATAGAAATGACGTCTACCGAGACAGTTTAGGTGTATTAACAGCTGGAGTTGGACACAGGTTAACAGATGAAGAGCTTGGTCTATATAAAGAAGGCGACATTATAGATGACAAACTTATTAGTCAATGGTTAGATCAAGACTCCACCAAAGCTTATACAGCTGCAAAAGCACAAGCAGACCAGCTAGGCCAAGGTGGTGAT